CCTTCAAGGCCGCACCGTCTCGGTCCTTGATGGCGTTCGTCAGATCCTCAGCGTCGGTATCGCTTTCCTTTTCGCCGCCCTCCTCCGCTGGCCCATCGCCGCCTTTCGGGGCGAGAGCCAACAGAAGCGCGGCTTTGGTATCTTTGCCGGCCATTACCGATTCGCGATATCGCAGAGGGTAAGCACGCCGCAAAGGAAAATGTTCGCGTTCGCAGCGGGCGGGTCAGCGAGCACGCCGTTGACCAGCGTGAACACGGTGAACGTCGGGGGAGACGCCGGGTTGTATGCCGCGCCGAAGCCAGTCGTTGGACCAGCCTGAGCGTAGCAAGTGGACGCGGCGTTGAGGGTCAGCTCCGCGTAGAATCCGGCTACCAACAGCGCCGTATCCGCGACCGTGAACACATAGGTACCAGTTCCCGTGCGGGATACGCCGGTAACCCACGTGTTCAGCGGGTTTGGAGCCAGAGTCGGAGCATTGCCGGCATCCACGAACGCCTTGAAGTTGATGTCCTTCTGTTGGGAGACGTTCGTGAATCCGGGATAAAGCCCCTTGTCCATTAGTACTCACCCCGGCGAAGGCGGACCGTGGTGATCGAGGCCGGAACCACGACGCCCGCACCCGACTTGGCGATGTTGATGTACAGGTTCGCGCCAGGCAGAAGCGCAATGTTTGCGCCAGTTACCACCGTGAAATTCTTCGCGATGAGCGCCGCCCAGTTACCAGAGTCGGTGATTGCGGTCGTGAGCGTCAGCGCAATTCCGGTCGCGCCGGCCGCCGCGTTGTCGGTCTTGATCGTGATGGTCGCGAAGTTGGTGTTGTCAGCCGTCAGGGTGCCGGTCGTCGCGACAATCTTTGCGGACTGCACATAGAGCGTGAAGTCGTAAGGGTTATTGAAGATGATCGTGTCAGCAGTCGCCGTGCCCGCCGCGCCGTCTGCCGCTTTCGTGAATGGCGGAGCGAACACATCGAAGGCCTGATTGACAACGGGCTCGAGCACCGATGTGCCCGGGAGCGGACCGCTGCCGCGGCCTACACCGAGCGACCCGTCCACGCCCTTCATGAAATCGCCAATATTTGACATGTTACAGCGTCCCCACGATGGCTCGCGCCGGTTCTGCGTTTTCGAAGTTCATGTAGCAGCCGTACCGGAATTGGTAATCGTCGCTACCGGGGTTGCGAAGGAACATCTTGATCCCGTCAACATCGAGCAGCATCGGCACATCGCCAGCACTGCGCATCGTCCACGTGCTCGGGTCGAGAGCCCAAGCGAAGCCACGCGGGATCCAGGTCTCAGAAAACACATTCATGTTTCCGACCGCCGACTGCAGAGTCAGCGCGTTGTAGCCGATCTTCACGCCGCTAACGTCCACGTCGATCGACTTGAAGGTACTCTGCTCCTTGAACGCATCACGCATGTCCAAGGGGTTCATGAACACGGTCTTGATTCCGGTGAGCCCGTTCTGCTTAGCCTCCGCGCCCATGTCGATGAGCGTTGCCTGTTTCGGCTGGCCAGTTCCGAGCACGCGCCAACCGGACAGGAAGTTGAGGTCGCCCGCGGTGAAGCGGTTGACGCCAAGGAACGAGTCCGAGACGGTCGGGTCAACCTGGGGGGCCCAAGCCGGGATGCCGCTGGGGTACCCCGCGTAGTCGCCCGAGCGGAACAGGTACGAGCTCGTGGTGAGACCCGGGATTTGATTCCAGTTGCCTGAGGCCAAGGTCAACGAAGTCGTCCCGGTCGCCGCGTTCAGACGCTGGACCTGACCGAGCTGAACCTGGATGCCCGCGCCGAGCACGCCAGCCGAACCCGAGTAGCCGTCGTCCACTGCGGCTTGCACGGACATGTTCTTGAAGAACGCATTCGCATCAACGCGGCTGGTGAGCGTGACCGTCGGGGTCGCGAGATTGGAGGTCGTAGCGATTTGGCCGCGAGCACCGCCGCCGTTACCCCAGGCCGCACGGCTCAGGGTGACGCCGAAAGCCTCGAGAGCGCGATCCATCGTGTGTCGAACGATGTCGACGATGGCGCCTTTCTTGTCGCGGCCGGCGAAGATGGTCTCACCATCGATGCTACCGACCTCGTACAGCTTCTTGCGGGGAAGCTGGAAACGAACCTCTTGGGTAGAGCCCTGGTTCGCGATTGCGGTAGCGATTGAGCTCGAGCCACCAGAGCCGGGGGCGATGCTGACAACAACGTATTTGGCGCCTTGGCCGTAGAACGTCGTGTCTTTCTTCATCGATCCAAGCAGGTACGATTCGCCGTACAGGGGCTTGGAGATGCCGTCCGGGTAGAGGACCTTGAAGATATTTGGTGCTGATGCGATTGATTCTGCGATTGCCATCGGGAGCCTTTTTCAGCGCCCGACGATGGCCTCGCTACATTCCAAAGTTTGCGAATAGGCCCATTCGTTCGAACGCTTCGACTTGCGCCTGCTTCAGCTCCGACTCGCTCAGGTGTCGATTAGTCGCACCCGGTTCGGTCGTGAGTGACGTAGGCAGCGTGCGTTGCTGCGCTGGCGCACTAGGCGCCGTCACGGGCTTCGCAAATCGCTCAGGGTTCCCGGCCTGACCTGCCACTGGGGCAGCAGCTCCTCTATTTCCGTTCGGTTGGCCACTGGCGCCGCCGGTACGCTGGAGCAACTCGTAATGAGATCGGATCTCGGTTTCGACCATATCACAAGCGGCCCGCAGGTCAAGTGGCTGCCCAGTTCGCTGGTAATGCTGCTGGCGAATGTCAACAATTCTCGCGTCGACAAGCGCCGGCTGCTCAGCGGCAAGAGAGCTCACATAGGGTAGGTCGGTGTAGGACTTAGCCTGCTCCAGTTGAGCGACTCGCGCCTGGTAGATTTGCTGGTCGATCTGCGCTTCGGTTTGTTGGGCGACCTCGGCTTCCTTCTGGGCCTTCATCGCCTCGATTTCGCGGCGGAGCTCAAGCACTTCGGCCGGTACCTCTTTGGTGGGAGGCTTGCCGGTGGCTAGGTGGGTGGCGACCTTGCGCCAGTACTCTTGCGGGTCGGTCGAGCCGGTCAGCTTAGCGATGGCATCGGTGAACTTGCCCGGGTCGCCCGATCCGATATCGGCTACGAGCGCATTGATGAGCTGCTGCTGCTGCTGAAGTTGCGCCTTCTCGGATAGGACCTGCTGCTTCGTGCCCTTGAACTTGGACTCTCGCCGCTCGACCTCAGCCCGCGCATTGTGGGCCGCCTGGCGAATCTTGAGGGCCTCCTTGACTTGAGCCCGCAATAGCGCCGCCCGCTCCTGAATCACCTTCGGGTCCCGAAGCGCTTCATCGCTAAATAGGGACTCATCGAGGGGGTCGACGAAACCCGCTGGTGGGGCCTTGGTGGCGGCTGCCGGGGTCTCGACCGAAGCAGCTTCAATGCCTGGCGCGACCGAGGCGGCGTTCTGCTCGATGGCTTGTTCGATGATCTCGTCGGCTATGGTCATTGCATTCCTTGGGGTGGCGGCATGTTCGGCGGAGGCGCCCCGCCCGCATCAGGCGGCGGTACAGCAGCGGCCGCGTTCAGCGCCTGTACGTTGGCGCCAACCGGAGCCTGATTGGCAGCGGCAGTGCCTTGCGTAATCGTGGCGTCGACCAGCTCGAGCCATTGGGTCAGCGCGTTGACGCTCTTCCAGTTGTCGGGCTCGTCGACCTGAAGCTCGTTCAACCGCTGGATGCCGAGCTGTTTCGCCAGCTGCAAATCCATGTACGGGGTCGGCTGCTCGAGCTCGGTAACCTCGCCGCTCTCGATAATGGCCTGGAGGCAGCGCTGGATGTTCTGTTCCATGGCTGCCCGGTTGCCCATGAGAGCCTTGATGTCCGGCGCGTCGATGGCATCGAAGTACTTCTCCGGCGGGAACAGTCCCTTCTCGACCATATCGGCGATCTGGTCCGCGCGCTGTGCAGGGTCCTGCTTGAACAGGTTCGTCGGCCAGAGCTTCAGCATGAAGAAGTTCGAGAGTCGGATGTCCTTCCACCGTTGGCGGATGAGCTTCTGGTCCTTCTCAAATACAACCTCGTAGTTCTCGTCATTCTCGGCAAGCTCATCGAAACACCGCACGATGTTCTTGTAGCAATCGAGGTGGAATTCCTCCCAAGCCTGGAACTCGTCGGTGTGACGCATCGACTCGGTGTCGGCCAGAAACGCCATGCCCGGCTCGTGGTTGATGCCCTGTGGCTTCTGGGCCTTCATCGACATCTCGGAGACGCCACGCTGGTCGCGCATCCACTGCATGAGGTTCGCCGTGCGCTGGAGCAGGTCCGGAGACACAGCCGGCGCGTTCTCGACCCAGATAGCCCCCTGAGGGCTACCCTTCACCATGTAGATGTTGTCGACGTTGTTGTTCATCGAGCCCGGGTTGAGCCCCGAGTCTTTGCTAGCGAACGTGCGCGGCACCGCGTGCTTGCGGATTATTTGATTAACTCGTGTATTCCAGCGATTGACCTCAATCTGGGCGGTAGCGAGAATCTCCGGCTCACCCCGTCCCCAGTAACTACCAGGCACGAAGTTCGGTTTGAACCAGGCCACCGGGAAATGGTCGTGCGGCCAAGGCACGTCGACAAGCTCAATCGCATCACCGTCGTCTCCGCCGTCGAGAGCCACAACATGGCGTCCATCATGATTTGCACGGACGCTTCTGGTTCCGTCTTCATTCTTCCCCCAAGCCTTGTTGTCATCGAGGTCTACCCGTCCGCTCGGCAAGTGCCAAGCCTTGTAGATGACGACCTGATCGCTCAGCTTCGAAGCGTCGCGCATGTCGTCGTTAGTGTCCTTCCAGCTCGCCGCAGTCGCGTTCTTGACGGCATCCTTGACCTTGGCCGAGGCATCACCCAGGAATGAGAGCAGCACGCCGCGGTCGATTAGCAGCCTCGCGAATTTCTGCCGCGGCTCACCGTGCTGGGCCTCGCGCTTCGAGACGAAGAAGTTCCAGCACCACACCGGGGTAGCGACGATGCGAGAGTTCGCGCAGTCGGCAAACCACTCGACGCCGCCACCCTCGAAGATGTAGCCAGCCATCGCCACGCCTCGGAGCTTTCTCCCTTGCAGCTTCTGCTGATACATCACGCCATCGCACGCACGCTGCATTGCTTCAGCGCGTTGCTTCGTGTCGGTGTCGGCCCCGTCTGTGACGAACATCGGGCGAACCCGGTTCTTCAGGATGGTGTTGACCTTCGTGTCCGTGATCGCTTGGATGCCGTTCTCGACGCCAGCTTCAGTGAGAACGTCAACGAGTCCCAGAGGATTGGAATTGCTGCCACGAAGATTATGGCGAGTGCTACCAAGGTAGAGAGCAAGGCTATCCTCCGCGAGTGAGATGCGCTCCTCACCCTGTTTCGAGTAGAGTTCGCGACCGAGGCGCACGACTTCGGCGGCCGGGTCGGGCTGGTTGTACCAGAGCGTGATCGCGGGCTCAGCCATTGGCGAACTCCTTATAGAAGACGTTCTCCACGAGGTCGGTGACCACCTGATGGTTCGTGATTCCGAGTAAATGAAGTTCGTTGTGAATCTGGTAGAGCGCCTTATCGGCAGCTCGCTTGGCCTGCATTGTCGCCTGGCAGCGATCGCGCAGCTCTTGGGGGATTCGCTCGATCATGACCTTCCGCATTCCGTCAATGACCGAGGAGTGAAGGCTACCGCCGTCTCCGATGTACCTGAGGTCGCACTGATTACTGAGTAGCGAGC